GTAACTCATAAGTGGTATGAAGAGCTTAAAGCTGCTGCCATCGCCATGAAATATTGGTTAGTTCAACCAGCCACGGAAACAGTTGAATCTCATTGGTGGTTACAAGTTGAAAGAACTCTCAGTCTACCTAAACTTGGTTTAAGGAGAGCAGTCTTACCTATGCTTTTGGAAGGCGACGGGGCTCAATTGTCCCGGGAAGCGATAGTCATGGCGAAAGATTTAGTTAGTGATAATGACTCGTTGTTTTATGAATCAATGTTAGCCAATACGACTTGGTATTGGGGTGAGTACCTTAACCAATTCAACTCCACCACTGTCACAGGTTTTCTACATAAGTATGATAATGATTATTTTGACACACTGAGACCATGTGAAAGAGCTGATGCACTTAGTTCAGCTGTGCTAGGTATTGGTGTACCCAGGCCTACTTTTTCAATGATGGGTACATACTTTTCTCAAGGTTTGAAAGCCCATTATCATGATGTAGTTAAGTTTGGTAACATCGACATTGCTCATCTCGCTGAGTATGGTTATACTGTCAATCATACAAACCTATATACGAATACACTCGTGCCACCTAGTTGTGTCGGGTTAATCACGGGGCTGGGGGGCAGTCTGCTTAATGGCACACCGCATCACAGCATTTTTAAGATAAGACCTACTGTTGAACGTAAAATACGAGGTAAGATTGAGACGGCGTATAATTACTATGACTTGTGGGCTTATGGGGTAGTACAGAGATGGCAAGGGTATGATGTCCATTATAAGCATCCCTTACAAGGTGGCAAGCACCGTATGTATGCTTCAAATGATGTATCAATCGCTATGCCACCTGTTACTCCTGCTACTCTCCAAGAGGTTTTGCCTTATATCATATTGCAAGATACGGAACGTTCACATTGTTTTGGCTCCTCAATTGAATGGTTACGCAACTTTGAAACCTTCTTCTCTTGGAGGCGCACACAAGTTTCTCCATTGCGTGAGCCAGAGTATAATGCACTGCCAGCTTCTTCAAACCCTATATCGTATTTAAGCGCTGACAGGATTCTTATGACTACTAAAATGCCTAAAGCGTATAATTGCTTATTATACTCAACTTATAATGCCGATGATTCGGATTTTCAAGTGGCTTATCCAGAAATTGCCATACCGTTGGAAGTAAATGTAGGTCAATTACAGTTGCCGGAGACAGACACTGGTCCGAGGCCGGAAGATATACCACCAGACGAAACAGACCCTTAAGAGAAGTATCTTATGTACCATTATACTTAAACACTTCTAAGAATATTGCGCAGGTCGTACCTTTCTTATCTTCTACTCATGTATTGTATGATATAATACCTAATATTAAACTACATGGGGTTGTAAATTATAACCTGGGCAGCTGTGCTATACCTGTTAGATGTATCTACTTCCCATACTTAAATGTATCTGCTCTGTACTTATCAAATCATACCAGCATAGTTGGTTTGACTTCTCCACACTTATTACGTATCTCTAGGATACAATACGGGCCTGATATGTTTCCCTTTGGCACAATACACACAAATAATGTATTAGAATATTGTTTTTATATGTCTAAACGCTCACTTAACTATAAGGTGCGCCCAAATTATAAAGGTGTGAGATCTGTGCTTAATGGAAAATTAGAATTACTCAAAACTAAAGTTTCTGCGAAACACTTAAGACATATTACCATAAAAGAACTATCTCACTTAGATTATGATGTGATTGCTAGGATAGTAGGTCCAGGTATGGCTTTACTTGAGCAGTTAGTTGATATTCAAGTCCATGATAGTTTCTTTATTGGTGTGCTGGTTTGGTTTTTGCTATTACCTAAAGAGGCTAGATCTCTAATTAATAAGTCTGATATACTGCATATTAAATACACATCTGTTGAACATTTTTCTACTTATATAAAAAAACACTTTTCACTAAGATTAAAAGCATTACAAAATAATGTTAACATAGATTTATCTCCATTCTTTGAGCTAGAAGTACTTGTAAATAGAGGAGTTGGTGATATAGATTGGTCTATAGAGCAAGAGCATAGACAAAAACCTAATGTAGCTAAAATTGATCCGAAGCGGATATTTGAAGAGGCTGGTACCTTGTTTGCGAGATTGAGGCAGTTAGGTGGTCGCCCCAAGATGTATAATTGGAAGAATTTCTGGGATTCACGTTGGCAATGGGCACCTACAGGAGCCTATTCTTCTCAGTATGATGAAGACAAAGTATATGCACATAAAGAGCATGATATGCGACACAAATTTTATGGCTTCTGTGCTATGCCTGATGTTGATTATAGTTATTTTATTGAGCGTAAGCCAGAAATGTTTGCTAAAGCTTCTGTGAAATATGAATGGGGTAAGCAGCGTGCCATCTACGGTGTGGATAATACTAATTTTATAATATCTAGTTTTGGTATGGCCGGCTGTGAAGAGTTGCTAAGTAAGATGTTTCCTATAGGACAGGAGGCAGAATCAAAGAAAGTGGCCAAATCAGTGAAAGAGGTTTTGAAGAATGGTGTACCGTATTGTTTTGATTTTGAAGACTTTAATTCCCAACATAGTACTGAAGTTATGCGTAGTGTTTTACATGCATATATGGTAGTATTTAAAGATAAGGTTGATCCAGAGCAACTAGG